TGGAGCCTAAAGAGTACGCTGGCCGCAAAGTCTACCAGACGCTCAAGGTCTGTGATGGAAAGGACAGCGTGTCCGATAAAGCTAAAACCATGTTGGCGGTTATGGACACCATCTGCGGCGGTAAAATCATGGCCAAGGTGGCGGCTACCGGCCAAGCACCAGACGATAACATTTTGGCTCAGGCGCTGATTAACCGCCCCATGATGCTTACACTGGGCCTGTTTGATACTAAGGAAGCGGGAAAGTCCGGCATCAACTGGATTAAGAAGGTGGCCCCCCGTGTCCGTGGCGGAAGTGCCGCAGCACCGACTCAAACGGCAGCGCCACAAACGCCAGTTGAGACACCGGCACAGCGCCAAGCTCGCCTACGGGCTGAGCGGGCGGCACCAGTTGCGGCGGCAACACCACAGATTGAGGCGGATGATATTGACGAAGAAATCCCATTTTAATCTAAAACAGGCGCTTTAATTAGCGCCTATTTTTATGGAGCAGGTTATGATTGACGACACACTAACAGAGCGCGGCAAGCGCTACGGCGATTTTGCTGGACATGCGCGGATCACGCAAAACCTGAAACGGGCCATGCAGGATAGCCATAATTGGGAAGGCTTGAGTGATGACAAAAAAGAGGCCCTCGAAATGGTGGCCCACAAAATCGGGCGTATTTTGAATGGCGACCCTGAGTATGCCGATTCGTGGCATGACATCATAGGATACACTCGGTTAGTTGAAGTGACATTGACAGAGAACAGCCAGCAATAAGCTGGCTTTTTAATCGGAGATAAAAACAATGAAAATATCGGTTTATGAAGTTGTTTCGCTGCTTGGCATGGTCACTGGCGTTACCAAGGAAAAGGCCAAGAGGGCCATTATCCGGCGCTTTGAGCACGCCCCAATCGAGTTTAAGGACAATCCGGCGGCAGCGTATGGGCGTGAGTTTAAGGCGGCAGCGATTGATGATTATGTGACGTTCTGTAGTGGCAAGACGGCGCAGGACTATGAGTTAGAGTTCAGTCTAGGCAACCTTATTGCCAAGGCCGATTGCTTCACTAAAGAGGGCTTGCCCGTATTCGTGTATGCGCCTTATTCCATGCGCGATAACGACATGCTGAAGTTTAAGAAGTTGGCCCAGCGGCCTGACGTGTTTGCACGGATACAGCTGTCTTTGTTCGTCATGGATAAGCAAGAGGGCGTATTTTTCCAATGGTGGCCAGCTGAAAGTTGCAGCGAAAAGGTGCAGCTTGATATGGACTACATAGAGGCGCTGTTACCCCATATTGACCAGTTCATAGAAGAACTGGCCAACGAAGATGTTGAGCCACACCTAAAGCCGCTCAAAGTCACAATCGACACTCAAGAAGCGCAAATGCTGATTGATGAGTACGACCAATTAAAAATTGCGGTTGATAACGCCAGCGAGCGCCAGAAAGAGATAATCGCGGAACTACAGGCACTCGCTAACAACGAACCGGCGATCATCTGCGGGCGAAGCCTGAGCAAGGTTACCCGTCAAGGCTCCGTTGATTACAAGAAGATCGCGGAAGAGTTCGCGAAGGCCGTGGATTTAGAGCAGTACCGCAAAGGTGGTTCTGAATTCTGGCAATTCCGTTAGGAGTTGCCATCATGCAAATTCCATTAGACCTGCGGGATTATCAAGAGGACACCGTTCGCGGGCTGTTTACTCAAATCAAGCGCTGCATCGATCCAGTGATGGCAGAGCTTGGCACTGGTGCTGGCAAGAGCTTTATCGTCGCTGGCTTGGCGTATTTGGTGAAGGAGTCCAGCGGTAAGAAAGTTCTGGCGCTACAGCCAAGTAAAGAGCTGGTGGAGCAGAATCACAGCAAGTATTTGCACACTGGCGAACCGGCAAGTATTTATTGTGCTGGCTTAAATCAGAAAGACCTACGGCATACGGTGATTTTTGCTAGTCCTAAATCCATTAAAACCAAGATCCGCGCAATCGCGGCTCAGGTTGGCTTGATTGTGGTGGACGAATGCCACGAGACCACCAACGAGATAAAGCAAATTATTAACGATTGTCGGGCTGTTAATCCCAATGTGCGGGTGGTTGGTTTAACTGCTACCCCGTATCGCATGGGTACGGGCTTTATTTATCAGCTGGATACCGATGATAGCCCAATGCCAAAGCACCAATGCACCGACCCTTTTTATCTAAAGTGCGTTCGTAGGTACGATGCTGAATGGCTGTTAGAACGTGGATTCTTGACCCCGCCAGATGTCGGCAGCCCGCTTGCTGACAGCTACAACACAGCTGGGCTTGAGCTTGGTAAAAACGGCTTATTCACTAGTGCCAGCGTAGATCGCGCCTTCGTTGGTCATGGCAGGAAAACTGCCGAGATCGTGGCAGACGTGGTGGAGCAGAGCAAAAACCGTAAAGGTGTGATGTTGTTTGCGGCCACCGTTCAACACGCAGGAGAAATTCTAGCCAGCCTACCACCATTAATATCGGCGTCAATCACGGGCGATACCAGCACCAACGAGCGGGCAAGCATCATCAACCGCTTCAAAGACCAGCAACTTAAGTATCTGGTGTCTGTTGGCACGCTGACAAGGGGCTTTGATGCTCCCCATGTTGACGTGATTGCTCTGCTACGCAAAACCGAGTCGGCCAGCCTATTGCAGCAGATTTTAGGCCGAGGAATGCGGTTATGCGAGGGTAAAAAGAATTTCTTGATTCTGGATTATGCTGAAAACCTGACGGCACATGCGCCAGATGGCCGAATCTTCAAGCCGATGATCAAGGCGGCGATCAAGGGTGAAACCGTTATTCTGAGCGTGACTTGCCCCATGTGTAACGGCGTTAATCAGTTCAGCGCACGCAAGAATGACGATGGATTTGATGTGGACGAGGAGGGTTATTTTATTGATTTGGACGGTAATAGAATCCAAACCGATATAGGACCAATTCCGGCACATTATGGCCGCAGGTGTCAAAACATGGCGATCATCAATGGGGTGTATCACCAATGTGCCCAAAGGTGGACAGATAAAACCTGTCCAGTTTGTGAGTCGAGTAACGATATTGCGGCGCGGTATTGCTGCAACTGTAAGCATGAGTTGGTTGATCCTAACGAAAAGCTGACAATGGAGTTTAAGCGGCTTAAACGTGACCCAACCAGACTACAAACCGACAAGGTTTTAGAATGGAGCAAGCGCCCGAGCATTTCCCAGAAGTCGGGGCTTGAGGTTTTGCGGGTGGATTTTAAGACGGAATATAGGAAGTTTTCGGCGTGGTTTCATCCGCAAAGCCCCCATTCGTGGCAACGTGCGGACTATCACCAACTGATGGAGGCGACTTACGATCTAGCAGTCATGCCAGATTCAGTGACATACCAAAAGAACAAAGACACCGAGTTTTTTAAGATTCACGGATACAATCAGGAGGTAGATGCAATTGAAAAGGCCCATTGATATTCCGAGCTACGGCGATTGGCAGTTTAGGGGAATTTGCCCGCTGGAGTCACAAGAGCAAGTGACTTTCGTTAACCGTATGCGCATGAAATACCCCGACACGTTTGGTCGGCTGGTTGTGCATGTACGAAACGAAGGAAAGCGTACTATGGGGCAAATACGGCGCGAGAAAATGGAGGGATTAACCAAAGGAGCGCCAGACATTATCATCCCAGCTCAGGTATCGTTTTTGTGTGAAATCAAACGTCAAAATCCGCTATTATCCAAGATCGATGACGAGCAGCTAAGTTATCTTCGAACGGCTCAAGAGCAAGGGGCGTTTGCGTGTGTTGCACTGGGTGCGGATGCGGCAGAGGCCGCTTTTAACGAATGGCGGGGTATTGTAAATGCTGAATGACAAGGAATTGCGCAAGGCCATACAAAGCGCAAGGGTAGCAGTAGGCACAACCGGAAAACGCCACAGCGTGGTCGTGTTCAGCGGTGAGTCTGATTATGATGTATCGCCCACAGTTGAGGCGGTGAAGCTGCAAGCAAAAGGCGAGTTGACGATAATTCAGAACGTGGTGAGTGGATGAGTGTTTATACGAAAGAACTGGCTGATATGCTGGCTAAATACGGCGTTAATGTGCCGCAAGACCAGATTATCCAGCCGGTTGAAAAACAGCTCGAGCAGGCATTAGAGAAGGCGGCTAATGCGGGTAAAGAGATGTTACAAAAGGCGATTGGCACAGAAAAGATGCAGAAACTAACCGAGCTCGTTGGCAAATATCCGCAGCGGGCCACAACGTTTCTGGATAGCCAATCTGGTATCGAGTTAATTAATCTGGTGATTGATGATGTTATTACCTACTTGGAGAACTGAAATCGACCAACTCAAATTCATGTTATTTGGATTTGCAGCGGGCCTTGTAGTGATGCTGTTATTGTTCGTCGGAGCTTAGGCTTTGACTACGAAGACAAGAGAGGAATGGGCCGCCATAAGAAAGCGGCTTATTGACGTTAGCACGCCATTGCCGCCATGGTTCATCGAGTCGATGTTGATTGAAGCGATAGACACAATCACAGAGGCTAAAAACTACGGCTTAGAACCGGTGCCGCTAGATATGCTGAGCGACAAAAAGACGGCGGCGATCATGTATCCGTGGCAGTTTATGAAAGTGAACGATTCTTTTTTTGTTGAGACCGCAGGAAACCGGCCAGACCGCTTATTCAGGCGGTTGCGGAAATTAGCAGCGGCTCAATTTAGGAAGAAGCGCAATCCAACCGCGGTAACCGTCCATTCGGGCAAAAAGCTTATCAATGGTGAGATGGTTGACGGGTTTTATTTAGTTCGGCGTGGGTAAATTCGAGTACTGTTATCTGGCCAGCAGTTTGAGCACATAATCAAACCAGATAATAGGAATTTATAAGCATGGCAATCATCAAAGCCGTAATGGCAATCGCTGCAAGTCTAACTAGCCCTGAATTAGCCCTTGAATGGCTTAATCTTGCTGAGTCAGTCACAAAAGATAAGTTAATGATTTATGAAATAATCCAATCAAAACTAGGCGTTTATTTAATTGATTCTGGCGCATCAAGTGAGGTATTACTTTACTGGCATTAATCGCGCTTAAACTAATCTTGTTGATAAATTTTTTTTATGGGCATACTGTCTTAATTGTCGGCCAGAAACGGTTACAACCGACAGGTGAGCACTATGCCAGCAATTCAACAAGAGGATTCAATCATGGATTATCCGGTTAAGATCGAAAACGAGTTAAAAACCCCATCAGGCAGTGGTGATGGTTTTTTGGGTGGTGGCGGCACGCTTGGCGGTTTATTAATCGGCGCCCTTCTTGGCAACCGAAACGGCCTTTTCGGTGGCGGTAATAACGCGGACGGCGGTTTTGTTACTCCTGCAATGCTGGAGGCCTCTTTAGCGCGTCAATCCGATTCGACCAATACGAACAGCATTCTACAAGGTATCGGTGACATTAAGGCCGCAGTACCATTAGCCGAAGGGCAAGTTCAACTGGCTTTGGCCGGTGTGCAGGCCGAGTTAGCCGGTCAGATCAATGCAAGTCAGATCGCGCTGATGCAAGGCCAAGCCGGAATCACTGCTAATGTGACCGCTGCAAGTACCGCTAATCTGGTTGGTCAAGGTGACATCAAGTTGCAATCCGCCAACCAAGCAGCGGCGATCCTTGCAGCAATCAAGGAAAGCCAATACCAGTTGGCAAGCACTACCCGCGATGATGGCGATAAAACCCGCGCTTTAGTTGAGTCAATCAACAACACCAACTTAAATCGTGAGTTGGCGGTGGCTCAAGGCGCTTTAGTTGAGCAACGCGCTATTACTCGCAGCCGTGAAATTGAAGTGAATGTTGCCCAAACCGTGAACCAAAACCAAGTTCAGGCGCAAGCACAAGCCCAAGCTCAACAACAGAATCAATTGATTCTTAATGCGTTACAAGGCTTAGCTAATCAGTTGAACCGAAGCAACCAAGATATCATTGCAATCGGCAGTTCGTTGACAGGCCTAGCGCAAACCGCTGCTAACACCAACGTCCGCTAAGACTAAAATGGCCGCTTTCGGGTGGCCTTTTTATTAGATAAATACCCGATTCTTAAACCAACCGTAAGCAAAGTCCTCATCCTTCGGGCGCTTCTGAGTGAGCCCAAGCAGGAAAGATCCATACTGACACACAACCGCCTTAACCAGTGTAGCAACTTCGTTTCTACGGCGTTTAAACGCACTCAGAGCCAACAATGTGCCAGCACCAATATCGCCATCAACCGCAATATCTGGGTAGTGTTTGCCTTGGTTGTTGAATGCATTTAAAGCCGTTTGTAAGAACTTTCCCGCCATGCCCGTTCCCGAGTTCACTCCGATATTAAATAAGCATTCGGCTAGAGCGTAATCCATTGAGTCCAAACTTAATTTATCCCAGTAGTTTTTTTTGTAAATCGCTTTTGCAGTTGATAGCGGCAATTCACGCATAGAGCCAATATAGCCAAACGCACGAGCAACGGCCACGGTAATGCCGTACATGGTCTCACCACCACTATCAGAGGGATCGTTAGAATAGCCCCCTTCAATTCCAACCACCTTCATAAATGCGTCATTGAATGTTGGCATTAATTTAGCCCCTGTAGTAACAGATTGATAATAACGTCAATGCTCTTTTCTTGGTCCGTAGTAATCAACCCAAAAGCAGCAGCGACAGCGACCACCGCAATCAATACCTTTCTGTTAAAATACCTTTTCATAATATGCCCTTTAATGGTGACAATATGATGTTTATTAGTGCCGTAATGTCAGCATGGCTAACACTAACAACGCCATTTCTACCCGAGCCAATTTTGATCGGGTTTGGTCAATTTTACTCTAACCGCAGGCGCGTTAGTGGGTATCAGTGTGTGGATACCGGATTAATTCATAATGGCAAAAAGTTGTTTCGTGTGGATGATCGCAGTTATCCAGCCGACAGGTTGCCCGTAATTTTGGAGAGTTGATATGTATCACTTAGAGCCAGATAAGAAGGTAGGCGAACTGGTATCGGTTGAGCCAGAGCATCAGAAAATCCAATTTATTGCTGGCACTGCTGAGCAATACTTGCCGAAATACGCCCAAGCCTTGGTGGATTGGTTTAATCAGCCAATTCAGTACTGGCATGAAGTTTTGGACGAACAGGAAAACGTGGTTGGGAAGGTTCAAAAGACCACGGTCCTACCGATGATGGCTCGTTTTGCCTGCTCCATTGGCGTGTCACTGCGGACCATTGAACGTTGGGCAACGTCAAAACGCCCAGAGGACGCGGAGAAATACCTGTATCCCGACTTTGCAGAAGCGTATCAAATAGCAATTGACCTGCAAGAAGCTCTGCTGGTTGAGGGCGGCTTAATGGGGCTCTACAGCGACCGCATGACCCCGTTTATCCTGAAGAACAAGCACGGATACAAGGACAAGATCGAGACGATTAATACCAATACGCACGCATACCCGAATGATAGCGAGCTGGATGCGTTATACGCCCAAGGCGCTAAGGCGGCAGCAGAGCAAGCTGAAGCGTATCGCTACAAGTCTGGCCCGAGCGAAGAATGAAGTTAAGCAGCGATCCAAGGTACGTCAAATTTGCTAAGCGTTATGCTTTTGACTTGCCTCGATTTGCTATTGAAGTGGTAGGGATGCAGCCAACATGGCAGCAGGTAGAGCTATTCGTTTCGCTGCAAGCAGCAGGATCGCGGACCAGTGTGGCATCGGGCCATGGCACCGGCAAAAGCCGCTCGATTGGATTAGCGGCTATTTGGCATTTGGTGTGTTACAAAGACAGCAACACGATGCTAACCGGCCCCAAGTACGACCAGATTAAGAATATCGCTTGGAAGGAGATGAATGCGGTAGTAAATGGCATTCGAAAGGGGCCACATGCGTGGGTTGCTGACTACATAATTTTGGATGATAAGCGGGTTTATATCCGCAATGCTAAATCAAATTGGTTCATTCATGCAAAGACAGCTCCGAAAGGTTCACCAGAAAATTTAGCCGGTGAACATAACGATTGGATGTTGGTGATCGCGGATGAGGCGTCCGGCATACCTGACGAAAACTTCGGAGTTATCGGCGGCATCATGACCGATAAGCGCAACCGCATGATGATTTGCAGCCAGCCAACAAGGCCGGTCGGATTTTTCTACGATACGCATCATTCGTTATCGCGTCATGAGGTTGATATTAATGGCAATCGCGGCAAATGGAATTCCCTTACCTTTTCATCGGAAGAAAGCCCCCGCGTATCGCGCGAATTTATTGAAGAGAAAATACTGCAATACGGAGGGCGTGACGATCCGCAGTATCAGATTAAGGTTTTAGGTAAATTCCCAGATCAATCCAGCGAGTATTTACTGAGCCGTAAACAGCTTGAGACCTGCATTAACGCGCCGCTGGTTATTGGTGATAGTGAGCCTTGGGGCTGGGTGCTATCGGTTGACGTGGCAGCTGGTGAAGGCCGTGATTATTCGGTAGTGACGCTGGCGCGGGTGATTGGAAACGCTGGGGACAGGCTAAGCCCAAGGCGGGTTGATGTTATGGATATTCCTATCTATTCAAACACAAAGGACATACCTAAGCTGGCTGGCGATATATTCCAGTTGGCAAAAGACATTCCTTATTGCACGGTTGCAGTCGATAGCCATGGTATGGGGATTGGGGTGTATCAGTTGCTGCAACAATACGGGTTGCCGAATCTGATTAAAGTCCAATGGGGCAAGCCGTGCTGGAAAAAAGAGATGGCCGAGTCGTTTGCTAATTTGCGTAGCCAATGCATTGTGACAGCGGCACGGGCGATCAAAAGCGGCATGTTGTCGTATCCGCAAAAGAACAAGAAAGAATTTTTAGATCAAGGCAGCCGACTGCCCTATTCATTCGATGGCCAAGGCCGTTACAAGGTCATGAGTAAAGACGAGATGGCAAGCGAAGGCATCAAGTCGCCAGACTTGTTTGATACGATTTGCCACCTATTCATGCTGGGTGTTTATTACATCCCCAACGGTAGCGAGCAAGTTGACGGCGCTGGTGATTTAATCAGTCAAGCAAGCGCCACTTTTGACGACCTAGATTAGTATTTGAAGCGAGATTTCTTTGGATTTTTCCGGCATCCGGATTCTGTAACCAACACCGAGTTATGATGATCTCAGATACGCGCTCTAGGCCTGTCTTGCAGTAAATCCAGTCTTTGATCTGCTTTGAAACTGCATAATTAGTGGCTGATATGCGGTTTTTTGCAACTATGCCGATGCTCATTTTAGTAACTCCGAAAATAATAAAGGGGCCGTTAAGCCCCTTATTTTAGTTCAACTTTTTCGGGTTATCATGCGGTTAAGTCTGGTAGCAGCTCTGACCGCTTCATTTCGACCGACAATTCTGCCACCATGTAACTGATATTTGCCTTTCCCAATATGCCGGATCGTGATTTGCCCCACAATCACATCGTCAGCCTCTAGCTGAACCCAAACCATTTCAGCAGGCGGGATGAAGTTATTCATCAATAGGCTCCTGCTTGAATTTGTTTAACGTTTCCATTGCGGAAATGATCTCCCCTAGGTCTTCTGGGGTTGAGACATCGTAAGCCGTGCCATTTGCTAGCAGCGTTATTTTATCGTTGCTGATAAACAGAGAGTTAATGCCTGTCAGTTTGCCCATGATTACACGAGCAAGACTAAAGAACTCTACAAATTCGGCTTTTGGTGCGGTCATGGGTATTTCCTCGATAGCAATTGGCAATGGTTCTGGATCGGCGCTTTCAGGTAGATCGATATCATCCAAGGCCAGTTCGTAAACGAACTTTCGACTGACGGGGTTACGCTTGCTGCTTTTAATGGCGATGCCCTGACGCAACATTTTGAGCAGTTCGCCCATGACTTCACTTTTAGTGTGTGTCATTGGTGCAATTGCCTCCACCAGATCGTAAACTTCCTCAGCGGTTAATGCCTCGGTTAATACCGACAAAATGGTTTGTCTTAACAGGCTCATTATCTAACTCCTTTTGACTGCACGGGACCGATAGAACCTAACTGGCAATCGGAATAACGGTGTTTTTTGTTGATTTTCTTGTGTTTAAAAAAGGCGATTTGCACCAGCATTTCACCTGAATTGATTCGGATTGCATGATATTGAAGGGCATTGGTTAGCTCAAGTGTAATAGTACTGCCACTAAAGCCAGCCTCAATCAGCCCTGAATAACAATGCTCAACGCCAGCCCTTGCGGCACTGGAGCGAACCTGTAGCAGGCCGCTAACGCAGTCTGGCAGAAAGAGAGTGCTGGCGGTAGATGCCAAGCAAAACGCTTGCGGCTCCAGCACAATACTGGATTCGTGTTGACGCATGACTAGAGGTGATTTTGTCATTAAGCTGATTGGATGAAAGTGGCTATTCATTGACTCGGTTTTAAAATACTTTCCCAGTGCAAAATCAACCGATGCTTCGCCAATGCGGTAGCTTAATGGAGACGAACCAAAGCAGCCCAGTTCATTCAGCTTGTCCAAATCTTCCCCAACAATTAGGCCATTAGGAATGGTGGCCAACAGCCTGTCATGGTATGACGGCAGTTCGTCATCATCCATGCAGAATAATTCCTTTATGAATTTAATCATTTAGTATTGCACCTTCTCGTTGAAGCCAACCGGACGGCTGGGCGGCTCAACGTATTTCGTTGGTGGAAGCACTTCCACCTTTCCGCCTCGCTTCAGGTATGTCTCAATCGTTTCAACTCTTGAACAGGCATCCATAGCCTCTTTTTCCCGATTCATTTCGGCTTTGCTTTGGTAAAATTTGTTGTAAGCCATTGTTGTCCTCTCCTGTGATAAACTGACAGCAATTAAAGCCGATAAATTGAATCGGAGCAATAAAAAATATGCTTGAGGCTTCTAATTTTTATAAAGCGGTGCGGCAATTCGCGCTATCAACTAAAAAATGGCAGGACGCTATCCGGTATCAAACACTGCCCGATGAGCGATACGACTTATATTTAGTGTCATTCCGAGTTTATGGCGACGACGGAGAGGCGTTAGCAATTCAAGCAGCAGCGGGGCTAGACAACGTGGAGCAGGCACTGGAAGAGCAAGTTCTAATACTGCCAACTCTTGAGCAATTGCAGATAATCAAGCAGGTTACAGGTTATGGCATCACAGCGGCCTAAGTTTGATCCCAACAAACTGATTCAAGACGCCAGACGGACACGCAAGGCGGCCCGTGAAACCTTCAAGGACGAGCTAAAAGCCCGTATTGCGGAGGAGTCAAAGGCTGGCAACACACTATTAACTCCCGATGAAATCAGCGGTGAGTACCTGCTATCACGAGGGTTAAAGACCAAGCTTGGCGGTACGTTACGGGATATAACGCCCGAAGATTTAAAGACGTTTGCGCATAACGTTGATCAGCTCAAGCGAGAGTTCGCCAAGAAGCGCATCAAGGGCGGTATTAAGGCCAGAAGTGTTATTGACCTATCGACACAGGTTGACCGAGAAAGGGCTCACACACAGATTACAAGCGCCTTGCCAACGCATTATGAGACCAAGGCGGGTCAAGGGCTTTTGGTTCACTTTAGAACCAATGCCGCCAAAGGCTCAACCGATGATCACCACAGCGTAAACGTCCTGTTAATGGATTTCTTCGCAGCAGTTGCATCACCCGCCGATAAGTCTGAGCTAGCTAAGGCAGTACTAAAAGGTTCGTTAAAATTGGAGTGTGATTGCGGGCGATTCCGCTACTGGTACCGGTACATTGCAACGGCTGGCGCGTTTGTCTATGGTCGTGCTGAACCCGCATTCCCCAAGATCCGCAATCCAGATCTACGGGGTATTGCCTGTAAACACATTCTACGGGTGATGACAATGATTGACCAAAGCCCGTACATGAAAACGTACTTAGAGCGGGTGCTAACACAATTCCGCAAGTCTGCCGCCGGTGCGGATAAAGTTGAAAGTGTTGCAGACCAGAAGGCAATTGCTGAAGCTCTTAAGAAAGAATCAAGCCGCCAAAAGGCAGTTTTATCGACTGAAGAAAAACGGGCCAAGCGGGCTGGATGGAAAAAACCGATTACCAGCACGCAGCAAAAAGCCCGTAAAAAAGCAGCCACTGAACTATCATCAAAAGGTAAAGCTAAGGCGGAGGCAGATGCTAAAAATCGCCTTAAGCAAATTCAGCAGCAGTTGGGCTTGAGTGATGAGGCATTTGCCGCATTCTTACGGGCGCAGGCGGCAGCACTAGGAGGTGCATCATGATTAATAAAATAACAATCCCAGAAGTTGGGCTGGTTATTGTCAACGTCAAAGGCGGCGATTATCAATATAAAAAAGGCATTGTTGACGCGTTAAACCAAGCGGCAGTTGGCGGGCCAATGTTTACCTTGTGTGATATCGCAGTATCACAACTCACACCGGAGCAATTGAAACATGCTGAACAAGGTTCCTGAGCTGGTTGCGCGTAACGCCAGAAAAGTGACTTTACGCCATCCAAATTCGATTGATTGTATTGTCTGGCGCAAGACTGTAACGCGCACGGATGCCGCTACAGTTGGCGGCCTGCCTACGTTGGGCGGGTTGACGGTTTTGGAAAGTGAAGATGAAAGTCAGTACGAATACACGGAGCTGGGCGAGGCCAAGATGTTGTTTGGGCAGTATGAGGCAAGTCTGAATAACACGTTGGACGACAATTCAACTCTGAATTATGCGCCGATGCCGATAACCAATGTTCAGATAGAATGTGTGTTAGAGCTTTCAGATCCGGACTACTTCACGCCAGAGCGGTACGATCTAGTTATCTCAATGCCCAGTGCTGATATTGTCATTCCATTCGAGATTGCGGACGTGCAAGGAACAATTGCGATCCCGCCATACACAAGACGTTATACAATAACAGCACGAAGCGATATTGATAACGGTATAGGGGGGGCTGAATGATGGCCGAGAAAAAAGGGTTTTTTAGTGGGATTTTTGGCAATAAAAGTAGGGACGTTGAAGCGGTAGCAGCGACCAATGCCGCACAGGCTGGAAAGGACTTCGGCATTAATTACGATGGCGTTTCTACGGCCATGTTGCTTGGCACTAGCGAGCTCCCCGCACGGAGTCGCGCCCAGATTTTAACTAAATGGCACGGAATGCTGAGTAATTCGTTTGTTTCGTCGGCAATAAAGCTCCATATAACCGCAGCGCTTGGGGCTGATGCCGACACCGGCCAAATGATTTATATTGAGCCAGCCGCCACGATTGCAGGCAATAAAGAGGCGGAGAAGCTGGCGGATGAGATACGGAAGGATCTACAGGCATTATTCAACGAGAACGCCACGTTTTTAGCGTTTAACGCGGCCGGATTCGGTGATTCCTATGCGCGGGTTTATGCTGATCGGGGCAAAGGCATTACCAGCATTCTGGCAGATGAGACGGTTTATCCGTCATTGGTCCAGCCGTATGAACGGAACGGGGAAACCGTAGGTTATATCGTAACAACTGGGAAAAATGAGATTGAGCGGTTATCTGTGTTGCAGATGGTGCGCTTTAAGATGCCTCGAACCATTTACATACCGCAAATTCGCTCACTGGATAAGTCGGTTAAGGTGGATTTAGCGGAGGATGACCCTAACAAAGGACCAATCTTGCCCAGTTTGTTGGGCGGTTCTTTTGTTGAAACGGCCGATCTTGCTTATGATAATTTCATTGGTGCTTGGCTTGGCATGACAGGTCAGCGAATACAGTCGGCCAATTCAGAAAGCATTCTATTGCTAAATCAAACCGGTATGACGGTAGAGCAGCAAGCAAAGACTAAGAAAAGCATTATCGACATTTTAACGAAATCCAAAGCCAAGATCGCCGATGCAATCAGCCGAAACCGGCCTATCACCGAGCCGACTTATCACGTTTTCCCCGTTAATGATGAGAAGCAGATGGTTACCATTCAACCATTTGCTAACACGTCCGGCTCAATGCCATACGCAGCCGATGACGTGATGTTTCACGCCAAGATACTGTCAGGAAACCTTGGCGCTGATATGTCAATGCTGGGCTTTGCTGACCTGCTGTCCGGTGGTTTAGGTGATGGTGGTTTTTTCAGAACTAGCATACAGGCCGCTGAGAAATCTCGTGTGATTCGTACAACATTAGAGCAAGGATTCCACCGAATTGTGGATATCCACATGTATTACAAATACGGCTATACGCTTCCAGAGGGCGAGCGGCCTTACCAAATTGTGTTTGCCGCTTCTATGTCAGCACTGGAATCAGAACGGGAATCAACGCGAGAGCGGGCCACTACGACCGCATCAGCAGTGGTACAATTGCTTGACCAAGTTAAAGCCATCGGATTGCCAACGAAGGCCGTTAAAGTGATTCTAAGCAAGCTGGGCAAACTGGACGATGAAACGGCACAGACGTTAGCCGATGCCTTGGCTGAAATGCCAGAGCCAGAGCAAGGGGGTATGTAATGGGAATTAAAACGGGTGTAATCAAGTTTAATTTAGGCGACCGGAAACGCCTACACCGTGGCGTTGATCGCAACTTTGATACTGCCGCCATGGTCAATTTCATTAACAGCCCTGAAGTGCAAGAGCGCGTTAAGATGCGTGATTTGCATGGGTTTTACGGCCATTGGCCACGGGAGCAGTTTGGGATCTGTCCACCTGAGGGTGGCATAGTTGACGGCAAACAAGTTTCATTAGAACCGGCTTTAGTAACGACTTATTTAAAAGCTTACCCTGATGGCACTATTGAACACGAAGCTGAGTTTGCAGAAAACACGGCTGGACGCGTGGCCCAACGGTTATTTAAATCCAAGCTTGGTGGGTTTAGTACGGCGTTCGCAACGCGCTTAGTGGGTGCTAAAAGACTACCAGAGCAGTTCGGCGGATTTGACTATGTTTATGAACCAAACTACACGGAGAATCGGGGTTATAAAGTTGTATTCGACAGTGCTACAGCACAACAAAATGAAATGACGTTCGATGGTGTCAGTGAGTGTATGGCGGCGCTGGATAGTGTTAGCAGCAAGCTTTCGTCATTGCAGGCCGACTACGACCGTTTGTTAGAAAGCCTTGGCAAAACGTGCGATGAAAATCAGGCTTACTTGTCACAACTGTCAAAGCTAAATATCAAGCCAAGCCCTGTCTTTGATGCAATTAAGCCAACTTTCATCGAGATAAAGCCAACGCTCGACAAGGTGGATTTCAAAAACGCCGATTTGCCTATGTTTGTTGAGCCAGTACAGGAAAAGCAGCCAGAAACCTCCGAGCAATCACTGACAGAGCGCGTTTTGGCGCGGTTGTGGTTCTGAAATGATATTACCTTCAGACCCACAGGGGTTTTTAATCGGCCAAAAGCTTGAACTCAATATCGAAGAGACCAAGCGGGTTGTTGAGGCTGTTAATGAGCTAAAGGGCGAGCTTAGCGAAATCAAGCGCCTGTTGGCAGCAGGTCAGCGCCAAAGCCGCCAAGGTGGCCGCCGTGCTAATGGTGGGCCTACGCCAAACCCAGCAGGCGGACCAAGAGGCCCACGGCCTCGCCCCGCGCCTAATAATGCCAATCCGCCAGTACCGCCCCAAAACCCACGACCAACACCACGGCGCGGGGCTGGTGGCAGGTTTGAAAGCAATAACCCTAATCCGGTTCCGCCGGTTGTGGATGTTAATCCACCTACACCACCAACACCGAATGGGGGGCCAAGACCGGACCAAAACCGAGGTTCTAACGGACGTTTTGAGCGATTAAGTCCAGAGGAGCAAGCGCGTAGAGCTGAGCTGCAAGCACAAAGACAGGCAGATCGTGAAAGTCGGGAGCGCTCAGCTCAATCGGCTGAATTGGTGCGAAATATCGGCAATGCAATTCAAGGTAGCGAGCGCCTAGATCCAGTTATTAGTACCCTGAATGAGTTAGGTGGATTCCTAAAGCCCCTTAAGGCAATTGGCTCTGCCACCCTAAATGCAACTCGCAGCGTGGCCCGTAGAGTTGGTGGATTACCATCGGCTATTAAAGGCGCGCTTTTAACCACCATCGTTGCATTACTTGGGGCTTATGCGGCTGTTGGCGGTAGTAGCAGCAAAAAGGAAGGCGCTACTGATGAAACATGGCAGAATAAAGTTAAAGGTGCTTTTGGCCTAAAAACAACTAGCACAACAGCCATGGATGCTGGTGATGTTGGTGCTGTTTCGGCCCAATTCGAATCGGCGGGTAATGCAGGAGCAATAAATCCCGATCCTGCTAACAAATCAACCAATTACGGCATGTACCAGTTCAATACCAAAACTGGAGGCTTGGCAAAATTTCTGGAAGGCGCTAATCCGGCAGCTATCGGCAATCTCGCCTCACTCACGTCAGAAACACCCGAATTTAATGCAGAGTGGAAGCGCCTTGCAGCTAATCCGGAATTTGTTTTAGAGCAAACACGGGCAGCTAAGAAACAGTTCTTAGAACCATTATTGCCATCTGCCGCCAAGGCTGGCCTTGATATTGCCAATCCAGCAATCAGGGCGGCCCTATTCAGCGGAAGTATTCAGCATGGCCCCAAAGGCAATAGAATCATTTACGAAGGGATGGGCGATGTTTCAGGCCTGAGCATTGAAGATCAATTAGCGCGATTCTACGGATCCCGCAGCGCCTACGTTGCAAGCCTTCCGAAGAAGGCTGGTAAATGGTCGCAGCAAAACGTTGATCATGAGCTGGCCCGCTACGCCAAAGAGTTACCCAGAGCAATTGCAGTCAGCAGAGCGGCAAAAGTTGCGCCAGTGAAGGCTACACAGCCAAGCACACCAACCATGCCAACGCCGGTGGAATCGACACCGGCCAAGGCTAAGACGGACAACGCGCAATCAAGCAGTGTGATTCAGCCATTAACCCAGAATCTAACCGACCGATCTTTGGCTCAAATTGCCACAGGTGGCATAGGGCAAGGCAATAGGAATTATTGGTCATGACAACAGAGCTAAATCTAGATCGCGTTATGAAAATGATCGCGCATTGGATGGCAACAAGGGCCAACGGCTATATCGGCAGCCGGTATGGGAGCGACCCGCTGTCATTGTTGCACGCGCCATTAAACTCATTGGAAGCAGATGCTTATATTGCCAAGATGAAGGAAGACCTACCAATCTTGGCCCAGCTTGGCGATGCGGTTAATATCTACCAGCAAACGGAAGGGAATGACAAAAAACGGATTTTTGTTGAAGTTAATGGGCAAACAGCAGAGGTAATACGAATTTGAAAACACGTTTAGAATTTCAAGAGGCCATTGCTGGGGTTGTTTCCGATTACCCATCCGTTGCTGCTTTATATCGCGCTGGCGATCCGCTATTGCTGGCTCAGCTTAATTCTATGGCTGCAATCTTGGCTATGATGTCGGCAGAACAAGATGTTGCGGCGGCGGAGCCATTCACCAAGGCCCGCGATATGACCGTATTGGCCGATGCAGTGGTTAAGGGCGTATTGCCGTTTGGGAAGCCTGCTACGGTGGTTTTAACTGTCAGCAATGCCAATCCATCTACACCAGTCACGATCCTGACCGGTAGGCATCTACTGGACACCCAAGGCCGGAAATACACGGTAACCGTAGGCGCTACGATTGCCGGTGGTGGCACGGGTGAAGTAACGGCCATTCAGCGTGAATTAGATCAATTTAACCACACGGTAACGATTGGAACGCCGTTTTACAAAATACCCATTCCAAGCAGCGATTTACTGGTTGAGTCCATTCAGCTAACTAACGTCACGACCAGCGCAAACTTTGCCTATAAAAAAGACTTTATGAATGTGGGCGCTGGCGATGAAGTGTTTCATCTGGAGTCGGATATTAATCGCCGGATCAATGTGGTTTTTGGTATTGCAGATATTGCCGGTTATCAGCCTGTTGCAACAGAGGTTTTTACGGTTCAGGTCTATCGTACAGAAGGGTATTTCGAGCTTGGCTTAGGTAGTCCATTCGAGTTTGAAACCATTGCAGGCCCAGCGGATGCACGCATATCAATGGTTCTTTCAGAGATGGCCAGCGGCTCCGACCCGATGTCAGTAACGGCTTTGCGTGAAGTGTGTAGCTACCCATCCCTTTATGATACCAGCGCGGTTTATAAGGGTAATTTCGATTTCTTGATCCGCCGAAACCTTCCCAGCTTGCGGTTTTTGTCAGTTTGGAATGAGCAGAAAGAGGAAGAGGTACGCGGGGCGAGCCTTGACAATATCAACACCTTGTTCGTGACGGCTTTGAAAGATGGCGTATCACAGCCGCTACTTGAAAGCGAGATAACAGCCATAATCAAGGATGCCGATGATAGTTATAAAATCCAATTTGTTACGGTAGACGAGCAGGCCATAACCGCTGAAATTACCGCCTACATAGCGCCGGTTTATGATTCTGCCGAGGTGACTAGTGCAATTCAAGATGTGGTTTTAGCCGAGTTTGGTCCAGATTCGCCATTTGCCAAGCGTGGCGGTAAACGGGTAAATAACAAACACCTAATCACAAAACTGGCTGATAGCATCCACGCCTTGCAGGACGTTTTATCCGATGTGACCGCCACGATCACCGAGCCAGTTGGGCCGCTGTTGCCGGAGTCATACCGCTACATTAACAGCGGAAGCCTAACCATCGTTGTGCAGCCGGTGGAGGCATAGCCCATGGATTTGTTACAACATAGCGCAGCCTATGACGATACTGAATCAGAACTGCAACAGATTATGATGCGGATCTACGATGACGACCTACGCCCTACTGCAGACGAGATTAATGTTTATGGTGCGCCGTTTCTCGGTTCTATTGCTTTGCTTGAGCGATTGGTGACAGCGGACGGCTTAGCTATTCCCCGTAAGCACAGCGGCCAAGACTCGATCCGGTATTTGTTTAAAGCATGGAACTACCTAAACCCAGAGCGGGGTTTTCACTTCCTAAAAGCTTACTTACAGGCTTTATGGGGCGAGTCCTATGACGTAAATCAGATGTGGCAGAAAAAGAGCGAGCCATACCCAACCTATCTACGGACGTTGGCGCAAGTGTCTGGAGTAGAATCGGATTACTTTTTGACTTCACGCGTGATTGTGGATTTAGACATTGAAGAAGACGTACCCGAAGCCTTGCAAAAGGCCGTTAGGACTGCCGTTGCAGCCCGTTTCCTACTGCAATTACGGATATTCAAAAAGCTGAGTAACGAGGTGATTTTAGGGCAAGTGTTCCACGGTTATGTTGCTCACATAGTATCGGGCAATTTGGCAAACCCATAATGCCGGATTTTTGCGGTACAATCTACCCAATAAAACGGAGTAAACCCAATGCCAACAGTCTTACACCCAACCGTTACCGATGCAGGCAAAGCCGCCGCGATTGCAGCAGATGCAGGCGGGCTTGAGCTTGAGCTAACCCATCTATCGTTTCACGATCATTATTTTGTGCCGGATGGCACCGAAACCGCCATTCCATCCGAGCATGTTCGTGTGCCAATTATCGGCCTACGAGTAAACCCAACACAGATTCGACTATCGGGCATTTGGTCTGATAACGCGCACTTAACTAATCTTGACATTGGCTCAATCGGCGTTTGGGCTGGCTCTACGCTATTCGCGGTCTACGCTAAAACCGCCGCCCCACCATTTGCCGTTAAATCGCCTAACGTAGACTTCGTAGGGTTTTACGAGATGGCATTAAGCGTGGTGCCGCCAAATTCAGTTAACGTGGTGATTAGCACCGATTCGGCATTACTAGCCGCCTTGGTTGCACACGAAACAGCCGTAAACCCACACCCTCAATACGTCAGAAAAGACCGGATAGCCTTTGAGGCTGGCCGCATGGTTGGCTTGGAACACGCATCATCGAGCAATAGCGACCTTAAATTCACTCTACCGAATCAGGATGTTACCGGTGGCTATGTGGATGGTATGCGGGTTTTGTTGGCCACAACACTGATTAATAACGCCAGCATGACCGCTGGATTGGTCGGCTTAACCTCTTATCCTGTTGTTAAGGGTGCTGGCATTCCCATTGGTGACAATGACATTGTTCCAGCTCGATTCTTTGAGCTGATATTCAATGCAACGTCCTTTGGTGGGCCATATTGGGTTCTGAATCTGCTTGGTATTGATGAGCAAGGGCTAATTATCGCTGCTAGAAACACGGCACGGACAGAGCTGCTAATCAACGGATGCTTCCAGATAAATACCGAAGCTAAGGAAGGGTTTTTCTCGCATGGATGGGCTCTTGATGCCTTTAGTGAATTAACAATTAAGCAAATTAACTTAGATTTATTTCCTTATATATCAGACCATTGGCGGATTGATTCTTATGTGAGCGGTGTTTATCACGACATGGCTAACGTTGCCGCTTCTCGGCTGGACCCAATGAGTTTCCCAGAAGCTAATCAATCGCTTCCGCAAACGATAAAAATCAATCGGGCCATAGGTGATGCAGACACCTACCCAATCACGATATCTAATGTGATTCGCAACAAGGACATTATTAGAGCCCGTGGCAAGCGGGTTATTTTGTCGTTTTGGGCTAAGAAAGAAACGGCATTCGCTGATACGCTCGTTGCTAATGTCATCCAGCGGAAGAACTTCACCGGCGGCGACAAGCCGTTATTTGAGTTTAGTACGCCAATTACCACTGCCAATTATCCCATTACGCTAACCAGCAGCTGGCAGCGGTTTGCGGTTCCTGTAAATATCGACACAGATACTACCCAAGCCGCAGTAACGTTTGAGATAACGCCTACGGCAACCCCGTCCAGCGCGGATTACCAGATGTATCTAGCAGGCGTAAATCTAAAAATAGCCGATGTTGACGATGGTTATACGCAAGTGCCTAATTATGATGACACGCTAGAGCAATGCTTTAAAACCTACCGAGGCGCTCGGGGTGGCTACGGCACGGTTATTAATGCTCGGTACTCTGACATTGGGGCATTAATTGCATTGTCAGAATCACACCTAGGCGGCGGTGAGGCACTAACCACTATCGAAAACGGGACTAATACCATCAAATTCAGTTGGATTAATGGCGGCGGAACCATTGCCAAATCAACAGCAACGGTTTCGAACTGGACAGTTCCGCCAGCCAGTTGGCTAACCGGTCACAGCCACGAGAATGCCGTTGGAATTGAGTTTACCGGAGTTACCGGTGACCCTGAGCCCGGCTCGGGCCAGTTCGGCGCGGTTATTTGGCTTCACGATATGATCATTGACGGGCGGCTATGATGAGCGAATTGCTACCAGTTGATATTGCGATAGCGGATTACCTGACGCGCTGGCACGCCGACCTAATTGGCACCACCAAAGGGGTAGAGGCGTTTGCAGCTCGTAGCCCAGCCAATTCGTTGTTTATCGCTTCGGGCCGAATGATTGACGATGCGCAGGCGATGCTTGATTCGTTCCGCCGAAACAATACCGACACCGGCCCCAGTGGAGCCAACCAAGGCGCTAAGTTTCCGTGCGTTATATCATGCACGGGCAAGGATTATGTGCCAACTACGGCAGACTGGGCAGCCAAGCACCTACCAAAACAACAGGTTCAGATTGAACCTAATGGCTCTTGGTATGAATACCAACAAGCTATGTGTGATATTCGTTGGCAGTTGGCCATATTTGCAGACGAGCGCCAAACCGCAAGCAGCCTAGCAGCCCAATTCCATCTATTCATGGCTCAGCCATCGAATAAGCGGTTCAAGGCCAAGCACACGTTTGGTCAGTATGAAGTTCACGCGCCAATTATGATCGAATCGACAGAGCCAAGCGCCTCAAACATTCAGATTGATGGACAGCGGAATATCACTTGTTTGGCGATTGACGTCACGCTCAAGGTAGTTATCCCTTACTTCAGAGCACCCAAGCTTGGCGATCCTAACGACAATAGCGCCAACAGCCCACAAGGCTTCCCAGTGGTTATTGATATTTACGGCGACAATTGGCATGTAGGGGTTTGATATGGCTTATTTACCGCTACAAGGCACACAGAGCGGCAAGGCAACGGCAAATAATGTCTATGGGCCGAAAGGTCAGCCATCACCCAGCAACAGCGTTACAGGTCTTGGAAACATTCCAGCCAGCGGACCGGAAGGGTTAGAGCTGGTTGATGTCATTACCGACACAATCACAGCCCAGCAGGATTTAACCGCCTTTCGTGTTATTTGGCTTGCTGATACCGCCTACGCTGACAAGGACGAAACAACTAAGATCAATAACCCCGTTGGCTTAACCGTAGCCGCTACGCTGGACGGTGCGCCTTTGCGGGTGGTTTTAGCTGGTCTTGTGGTTAATCCGACTTGGAGTTGGGTTGCTGGAATGCCTTTATATCTGGGCGATGACGGCCTAATGACGCAAACCGCACCAGCCACAGCTTGGAAGATTGGCGATGCAATCACCGCAACCAAAATCTACTTCTCGCCCACATTCCTGAATGCGGACAGCTTGGCGGATGGCAGTCAGCGAATTGAGATTACCGCAGCCGCTAACCTGAGCGGGCATCGTGTTGTTTTCATTTCAGACTCGACCTATGCGGATGTTTCAAATACAGCAAGGGCCGGTGAACTAATTGGCTTAACCGAGAATGGCGCAACCATTGGCCAACCGCTGTCTATTTTGATTAACGGGTTTATCACGGAAACTAGCTGGAGCTGGACAACTGGCGCTAAACTGTACCTTGGCGCCAATGGCTTACTAACCGAAACCGTGACAACAACGGGGGTTTTATGGCATGTAGCTAATGCCATTGACGCAACAACCATTAAATTTAACCCGAATTTTTGGATAATCAGAGCATGATAACGATTGTTGCAGCGCACGATAAAAACCGAGTTATCGGCAATAACGGCCAGATGCCTTGGCATTTATCAACAGAGCTAAAGCGGTTCAAAGAACTCACTACCGGCCATGCCGTGATCATGGGGCGCAAGACCTTTGATAGCATTGGCAAGCCGCTACCAAACCGCCTAAATGTCGTTGTCTCAAAATCAATAGAGCCAAGCGAAAGCCCTAATCTGTTTTTTGTGAACTCGCTCGACAAGGCCCTAAAAGCTGCTAATGGCCATGGTAAAATATTCGTTATTGGTGGCGGCCAGATTTATCAGCAGGCCATAGGGATTGCCGATGAACTGATTCTGACCGAGATTAACGCCGAATTTACTGGAGACGCTTATTTTCCTGAATTTTGCGAAAATGAGTGGGAAATAATTAAACGGACCAGCATCTTTAACGATGCTTATCTATACTCAACAACGACTTACATTAAAAAGGCTAATTAACCATGGCAATCCAAAAGATTTTAAAGGTAGGAACATCTCAACCTTTCGAAGAGTTCAGCCCGATTGATACCAGCGCTGGCGCAGGTGATGCGGGTAAGCCGATTGCGGCCGACTCAACAGGTAAGCTCGATCCCAGTTTCTTACCATCCGGCATTGGCGCGGATACTCAGTCAATTCAAGCTAGTGAAGCGCTAAGCGCGGGGCATTTCGTCAATATTTACGATGGCGGCGGTGGTGTATTCCGTTGCAGAAAGGCAGACGCATCAACCAGCGGAAAGGAAGCTAACGGCTTCGTGTTGGCGGCAGTATCCAGCAGCTCCAATGCTACGGTTTATCCTATCGGCAGCGCCAACAACCAACTCAGCGGCTTAACACCAAGCAAATACTATCTAAGCACAACTACGGCAGGTGGCGTACAAACCACAATCCCAACTGGCTCGGGCCAAATCGTTCAGGAATTGGGTGTAGCGTCATCCGCTACGACAATCGTGTTTACGCCCAAAGCCGCCGTTCTGCGAGCTTAATTTATGGCAATCCGCAGGCCTCTGGTTATTACAAGCACGGGCGATGCTGAGCTACCGGCAGGGGATACTCTGCCTGTTTCTATGCAAGATACCTACGATAACACGACAACAAGCGGTGGTTATAAAACGGTAACGTTGGACGCGGCAGCGGTTATCGCGCATAAATTGGCAATGCCAAGCTCTGGACTAAACTTTGCGTTTCGATATGTAGATGCGTCCGGCGTGTACCAAAGCAGCGGTTATTACCAAGCCGGATTTCATGGTCTTAATTTAGATTTAGGTCAGCATATAACGCTGAATTGTTATGGTAGCGGACCTGCAACATTCCAAGCTACGTTCTCAAACGGCACTTATGACGCACCCACTCAAGTGCTGGCTCATACGCCCATCGTGACATTTCAAGGATATGCACGAGATAACGCAGGAGGCGTAAACTACGGGGCTACAATCACCGCTCGTACTTCAGAAGACCACACGACAACTAACGCGGGCGTTGAGTGGACAATTGGAGTAGTTAAAAACGGAACTCCGAAAACCCAGCTATATGATGCTGTTCGAGTAACAAATGACGGAGACATTAAGGTTTTCAGAGATTTCAAAGCGCGCTCTAATTACAACTGCCCATTCATTCTCTACGCATTACCGGCACCATACAATCACACTGGAACAGCAACTGAGACTAAAATCAGTTCTGATATTTCAGTTCCAGCAAATATGTTAGGTGTTAATAGCAAGCTCAAAACTGACATTCTAACCAGTTGTACAACAACAGCTAATGGTAAATATGTAGTTGTTCGATTCGGACCTAACGCTAACAACACTGACCCGATCATGTTGTATTTCAATTTTGGTGGTGTACTGAGTCAGCACATATTCGACACACTGACATGTAGAAACAGCAACACAGATAAAATTGGTTTCTTGTCATACACGTCCAGCAGTATCGGAACCAGCTCAACAAGTAAATCCATTGCAATGCAGGCAATTAGCGTTAACAACACGATCCAGAATTACATTACTGTCTGGCTCAAGAATGGACAGACAACTGATGATTCCACGTTACAGATGCTAACCATCGAGGTGATACCATGATGAAAAAGATGAGGATTCCTGTAGATGAGGTTATCAGCACAGGAACAATTGATGATATTGGTACGCTAGGTGATGTTACTTACCGCGTACCTAAGATGCCTTTACCGACTAATTACGATAAAGTTGAAGTTAAGAAAGTTAAAGGCAAGTTGATGTACGTTGTTCACTTTGATGATGGAAAGATCAAAGAAGACAAGGATGACGACTCATTGGTAGTGCCTGTTTGATAGTTGGTCTCTGTAAGTGCCCTACCTGCAATCATTGTTGGTGGGGATTAGTCCCATTGGAAATGACCTGTAAGAACTGCGGCCAAATATTTAAGCCGGTGGCGTGGTAGAATTGGTTAAATACATAGAATTTGAGGCTTGCTATGGCAACAATAACCGGCGGAAAGCCTAACCAGAATGGTGCTATTTTAAAGGTCGGCCAAATAATCGGGCGGCAGGGCTCGGTCTTTGTTGGTAGTGGATTAACTGGCGGCGGCGGCGGCTTTTCTACTGCTGCTGGTGTTGGCTCTGGCGGTAGTGGCAGTGGTGGTACTGTAGAAATATCGTGGCACGCCAATTACGCGGCATTCCCACCTACTGGGACGGTTGATATTGTTTATGTGTCAAAAGACACAGGATTGATTTATCAGTGGGACGGGGGTGGCTATTCTGGCCTAGCAGAGGCTGGTGGATACACTAATCCACAGATAGATGCACTATTAGATGGAAAGGCCGACTTAATCGCGGGAAAGGTTCCTCTGAGCCAGCTGTCTGGATACACGAATTCACAATTAGATGCATTCTTTGCTGATAAAGCTGATTTAGTCGGTGGCAAGGTACCGTTAAGTCAGTTATCAGGCTATACAGACACACAACTGGATACCTTTTTTGCGGCAAAAGCTGACTTGATTGGCGGTTTGGTTCCGTCAAACCAACTTCCCAGCTACGTTGATGATGTTCTTGAGTTCGCCAATCTGGCCGCATTCCCAGCCACAGGGGTAACAGGTAAAATCTATGTGGCGATAGATAGTGGCTTAATCTATCGTTGGTCTGGCTCGATTTACGTTGAGATAAGCTCGTCCAGCATTCCCAATGCCAGCGCGATACCAAGCAGCCCGACAGGAGATGTTGCCGCAACCAACGTTCAAGATGCCATTGCGGAGCTGGCTTCTGAGAAAACCACGCCAGCGGCGGTTGCAACGCAATTACTGACACCAAAAATTGATATTGCAGTTGAGAAAGCTACGGCAGCCAGCGTGTCCGGCACCTACAATTATGCAATCAATTCAGGCTCAGTTGCACGCCTAACGCTAACCGCCAACGCAACACTTGGTCTAACAGCTCCAACCGGCCTGATTGCTGGGACCGCTGTCTGCGTTACCGTGTTTGTGAATCCGGCTACATTTACCGCCAGCTGGGCGGCGGACATTGATTGGGGTGATGCGGGTTCACCAACACTCACCGCCAGCAAATGGAACAGGCTGGTATTTTCCAAGGTGCATGGCGATGCTAAATGGCAAGCTTCTGCCGCTGGCTTAGGGTTCGCATTATGATTGGAATGGCGCATTGTCAAATGGCATCAGCTTTTGCGGCAGGCTCAGCGTGTGACCCGTATTGGATCCATACTACCTGCCTGCTGAATTTTGAGGGGCCAAATGGGTCAACTTCGTTTATCGACAGCTCTGGGATATCGGTATTTAGCGTACATGGCTCAGCAACCATATCAACAGTAAATCCGATTGTCGAAACATCTTCTGGTGATTTTACCAGCGGTGGTTTGATTTATACTACCATTAGTTCCCACCACGCGTTGCCGCCAAGCAAGCCTCTGACTATTGAGCTGATGTTTAGGCCAAGCAGAGCAATCGTGGCAAAATTCATGCTCATGGAAAGGGTTCAGGGCTTTTACCTTTCTGAGTATATTCGCCTATACGTTTCAGAAGTTGTTGGCGGCGTGGTCGTTGCATATGAGGATACTTCCAACCCACTGAGTCCAGTAACTGTTACCTCTCCAGTTTTTAGCTGGGCCATTAATCAAGTTTACTATATCAAGGTCACAGAAGATGGAGCATCTATTAATTTGTATTTAAATGATATATTGGTTGGTTCTCAGGCTCACCCCTACTACACCAATGTACGTAATGGCGGAGGATTGTATATTGGCACAAACAGCAATCTTACCGATCAAACCTACGGCACACTCGACAACTTCCGCATAACCCAAGCCATTCGACCAAGCGGCCTTGGCATTGTACCCACCGAGTCTTATCCATCGGTGGCGTGCTGATATATGAACCTCTACATAGACAATCAAGCAATCAGGGCCGACTTGATTCACGAATGGGTTTTGCGCTCAGATCTTGCGCCTGTGCCGAGGACGCTTGAATTTACAGTTCAAAAGCGTGAGCAATTCAAAGAAGGGGCGTTAGTCCGGACTGGCCAAGAGATGCTTGATTACCGGATTGTCAAAATTGAGGAGGA